GTATAGGGTAGTTGGATAAAAAATACCTGCTCTAATCCACATAGGTTCTGAGATAGAACCGCCACCACCCTTATCTCTCCAGTCATTGATAAGATTCATTCCAGCAATAGTCAACTTGACTCCATCATCTGCTGGGGCATAGAAACTATACCAGTTGTCTTCTGGCACCATAATGTTTCCTTCAAACTTTACAAGAACATCTTCAGACCTTCCGCAGTTTAATACCTGACCACCACCCCACTGAAAATCAATGTTGGATACATTCTGAGTTGCTAAAGGTGTCTCAGTGTCTGTTGGGAGAGGTGGGGCATTGTTCCATCCCTGCCTGTTGTAGCATGTCGCTGTAAGTCCACCTGGAACTACTCTTGTAACTTCAACTGGTTCATAATCTAAATAAGGAACCATTTCTGTGTAAGGTATTAAAACTGTTCTTGGCACAAGTTCTATTCTCGGAACCAATTCAGTATAAGGAACTTGAACTGTATACTCTACATCAATAGTCTGTGTAACTTCTTTGTCTGGTCTAATCCAGTTAGGGTCTGAAATTAATTTTGTATTGTAGTTTTCTTTAGCCAAGTCTAAACTTGCTTGTGCTTTGTCTACAAGCAATTGTTTGCTTTGTACATCTAGAATTTTGTTATCTAGGATTGTTTTGTTTGACTCTACCGTGGCATCGATAGCAGCCTTGCTATCTACTGCTAATTGGTAGGCTTCCTGGGCAAGAGTAAGGGCACTCTGGGCAGCATCAGCCTCAGCCTTTGCCTCTTCTACTTTTACACTATACTCTGCTTTTGTTTCTCCAAATGCTGACTGTGCTAAAAAAATAGGGGAAAGTGCTAGGGTTATGACTGCTAAAATAATTTGGGGTTTTTTAATTTGTAATCTCCTCGTTGGAAGTGCCCAACAAGACTATTATACCACTACATTATATTTATGTTAAACTGTTTAAAGTATGAATCTAACTGTTTTTGGTCTGGCTTGTTGCGTTCAATGATGCTACGTTTATCAAACTCGTGCAGTTCTTCTGTTGGCTTTCTATCACGGAAAGTGTGTATCTCTACCATCTGATTGTTGTCTTTTACAGTGTGCGAGATAGCACCAAAGATAGCACCACAAACAGCATCCGCAAGGTCCTTAGAAGACTTGCGAGGGTGGTCTACACGGTTACCCCTCATAATCTTCAACTCCGTTAGTTCTTGAAACAGCAACTCTATTGCTGGCATAGCAAGGCGTTCTTCATAAACAAGCATAGCCATATCCTCGTAGTGCTTCTTAGCAACAGAAACAGTCTCAGTCTTTATACCAACAGACTTCAACTCGTTCTGGATATCAAACGACTGCCAGCGGTCAAAGGAGACCATCCCAATATTAAATCCTAGTCTGCGTAGGTTCTGAATCCACTGCTTTACTTCTGAAAGGTTAACAGGACCCTCAATCTTTGGTTCCCAATAGACTACTGCATCTACTACTACGATAGGCATTACTTGTGCATAGTCTTTAACTACCTGAACATTTACCCACTTCTCAACGTGAGCAATAGCCACAGCACACTTGTCATGCTTTTGTGCAAGGTCAGCATGGACAAAGTATTTCTTGTCTGGGTCTGGCTTAAACGATTCCATAAATCTTTTGTTAGAGTCAATAGGATTTACAATGGTCATAGTTGCTCGAACCTTTTCCTGCTGTTTAAAGAACGCATCCGAAGCATAGGTAGGCACACAAGCAAAACGCATCATAGCATCTCCGAGGTCTGTGTAGAATGCCAACTTGAAGTCATCAATTTTACGAGTAGGATTTACTACCCATGTAGGTCTTTTAATGGCAAACATTCCAGGAAACTTGTAGGATAGAATGTTGTCTTCGTCCCACTCAATTTCTAAGGTGTTTCCTTCTGTTTCTTCTGGCAAATCTGGATTCATAACAAACTTATGTTTCTTTGTTATTACTTCTTTATCTGCTATAACAGCATCGTATCTTTGAGAGATGAAGTCTCCTGGATAGCGAGGGAAGGATAGTAGGGCTACCTTGCCAAGGTCAGGGAATCGAGAGTCTACGGAAGCACGGAAGGCTTTGTAGATGTTGTCAGCAGTCTTTCCTTGGTCATTTCCATTAGTGTTCTCACTAGCAAATCCAGAAATCTCATCTAGTACTGCAAGAATAAGGTTAAGACCTTCGTGAGACTCACGCTCAGAGTGACCAGAGTAAACAGTAATAGCATTATTAAACTCGATACTATCTACCTTTGCATAATACTTTCCAGCAAACCATGGCGAGCGTTCAATTTTATTCTTGAAGCCTTTAAAGAAAACGTTCTTAGCCTGTTGTGCGTTGATAGCAATGTTGATGATATCAATAGCGTCACCAGTAGGCTTTCCAAAGTAACGAGCAGGGTCTTTAAGACAAAGTAATTTATAAACGATATAGCAACAAGCAACTGTGGAAACAAAGTCTTTACCAGAACCCTTACCAAGTTGTAGGATGACTTCGTTCTTTGTATACTTATTGTAGTATCTACGACCTTCTGTCTCCCCTAGGATTTCAATGACTTCTTCCAGTTTGTAGATTTGGCTCATAGCCTCTACGATGTCGTACTGAATTTGTGATAGCGGTGGTTGCTGTAGATAGTCTTCACCTTCGACAAATGTTTTAACGTCTACTGGCATTTCTGCAAAAACGTTACTCTTTAGTACTTCAAGGAAGTCATTGAACATTGACAATGGTTATAACCTCTTGCTCTTTTGATACCTGCGAAAGTCTACGCATAATCTCGTCACGAATCTGTGGATACTCACTTGCAATATCTCTAAGAATACCAACAAGGATATCTTGCTTGTGTTCAATATTCAGCATCTCTTCTGCCAGTTCCTTATTCTCAAGTAGACCAGCCTTTTGCAGCATGTCAATACGTTTGCTTTCGATATCCATAACAAGTTTGATTGCAGCAGTCTTAGCACCAAGATTTGCAACAGTGGTAGCATCGTCCATAACTTCATATGCTTTACTAATTAGTTTGTTGTAGTGTGTGTCTGCACCAACCAAGGCTTCTTTTGCCCTAGCACGAATGGCGGCATTGTCAGAAGCCATAACACGCCACTGGTTAATGTGTGCCATAACCTTTTGACGTGGTAGTGCAAGTGCTTTAGAGATTTGGGTAGGCTCTTCTCCCTGGAGATACTTCTCCACAACCTTGTTCATCTCATCAAGATGTTCAACCGTTAAATCTTCAATTGACATTTTTCTTTCGTCTTCCTCGTTTTGTTGGAATACGCTTAACTCTTTCAGGGTCAAACGAACGCCATGCAGTAGCAGTTGCTTTCTGCATTTCAAAGCAATCTACCCAGACCTTACCATTTTCAGTATTAGTCACAACAGCATCAAACTTAAACTTGACACCGTGTTCTCCATCTATTTTAATGATATCACCTTTGGCAATAGTAAAATTGCCAATTTGCAACTCATATTCTCTGTTAAACTTTGTTTCCTGTAGTTTAACTGACCTTACTTTTTTCATCTCTTAGACTTCCTCAATCCAAATTTTGCCAAATAAACGTAGATAGTTTCTACGCTGGTTCCACACTCTAAAGCAATCTGCTCTGGAGTTTTCTTGTCAACATGGTAACGTTTCTTTAGCCATGCCTCATTTGTATAAAACTTATTAGCCATTAGTATCCGAACGCCTTATCCCAGTTCTTCAAAGCCCAATGCCCAATAGCACAAGCATCTGCAACATCGTCATCGTCTAAGTGCTTATCATAGTTTATATTAATGAAGTTAATGGTTCTTTGCTTTCGAATATTTCGTTCCTCATTCTTAAACCAGGAAACAGACTTGCCTGGGTTCTTCTTCTGAACCTCATGCTTTTCTTCTTTAGTTAGTTTCTTATTACCAATAAAGTTTTGCCAGGTCATAGGTGATACTGAACCAATCTTCTTTACCCCAGACATAGAAGCAGCCCCAAGCAATGCTCCTTGCACCATAGCAAGTTGTGCAGCAGTCTTAGGGCTATTCATAAATACTGTGTGCTCAATGATAATAGTATCAAAATCAAACTTATCAAAGAAAGCCTTGGTCTTTTTAGCAGCATCCATAACCTTATCATAGGTGGACACCCCTTCAAACTTAATCTTGCCACAAGCAATGATACGAGCATCTTCAAAGATAGCGAATGCCAAACTATTTGTGCTTGCATCAATGGCACAGAATCGTTTTGGCTTTTTAGTCAAGTTTAGTTTTACCATTTAGAATATCCTTAATCTCTTTTAGAGTGTCTTTAACGTCATCTGGGTTTACCTCGCATGTTTGACAGATAGTTTCTTCTGTATATACAGACAGTTGCTTACTACATGTCTTGCATAGCCTAATTTTTCCAATACGCTTTTTAACTTTATCTCTTAAATATTTTTGAGCAATCTTTTCTCTAGTTGCTTGCTCTCTGCATTCGGCAGAGCAGTATATCTGATAAGATAATTTGGTTTGGAATTGCTTATCGCACCAACTACAATGTTTGTTCTTCATTTAAAGGCTCCAGAGACTTAATTTTTATCTCTCCAGAACCTGCAGAAGCACAAGCCGCTTGTATAGGGCATGTCTTGCATATCTTTGAATTAGAACGATAGTTTTTCTCTGGCAGGGTTTTATCTTCCCAAGCCTTACGAACGTTTCTCATCCATTCAAAAGTGTTCTCTACCCACTCGTACATGTACTGATTTAATTCTACAGGAAAAATCAGCAGTTCGTGATTGTTCTTGTTCTCATAAATCAGGATTGCTTTGCTCTTATTAAGAATCTTCATGTAGATAAGCAACTGAATCATGTGACCCAGTTTAGGCTTCCCTGCACTTTTACGATATTCAAAGCCCTCGTTAGGCATTGTCTTAATTTCGCCAAGCAGTTCTTTATCTTCCCAGTTAATAATAACGTCACCATAACCAAAGATTGGTGGGTCATTGTATGTTACCTTAAACTCAGAATCTACAAGAAGCCCTGGAACATTGCCCATAGCCTCTTGAATCCTTTCGTGTGCTTTTGTACCAGCAGTCATGTTTGCACCGCCATACGCATCAGCGTTGTCCACAAAGTTTGCACCTTCGAATGCTAGATACCAGTATCGTGGACATTCTCCATGAGAGAACGCAATCGTGCTGGGTGCAAAGGTTTTCTTTGTTTGAAACTTGTCTACACGATTAACAGTATAACCAGAGTTAATCTTATCAATCAGTGCTTGCTTGTCTAGGAATGATGGCTTAGAATTTGGATTGCTCTCTACCTTTTTAATCATTACCTGACTTAATAAATTTTTTGCCATAATAAACACTAGCGAGTAATATATTTAAGAGCCGAAACGAGGTTGTTGATAGCCTCAGCAGCGGTGTAGTAAATATTCTTTTTCGCTCTGTCTCCTTTATCTACGTTAGTTAGCCATGTGGCTTT